ACCTGTTGCTTATACGATACTGGGAGATAATTTTAGATTTGCACCGACACCAGACGGAACCTACACCGCAACCATTAATTATTATAAAGCGATAGATGCTTTATCAGATTCAACAACGACTAATTATATTTTAACCAGCCATCCAGGTATTTATTTATATGGATCGCTTTATCATGCGGCTAATTTTTTAGGAGGTATTGAGCCTTCTAAATTACAAAACTGGTCTCAGCTTTATGCAACTAGCATGGAACGACTGGAAAGAAACGACAAAGAAGATACATGGAGTGGAACACCTTTACAGGCTAGATCAGATGTTACAGTGGGTTCACCTTTTGTAGATAGAACAACCGTTATATCAAATAATAGTTAGGGGAAATAATGCAATTACCTTTTGGAGAATGGCTACCAGATCAACCCAAGTTTATGAATCCTGGTGCGAATGTAGCAAAGAATGTTTATTTTGCTGCTAGAAGCTACAAACCTTTTCCATCTTTAACGACTTATAGTTCAAATGCTATGGCAACTTTATCCAAAGGAGCTGGTTCATTTCGATCAACAAGCAATACCAGTTTTAATTTTGCAGCGACAAAAGATACACTTTACCAATTATCATCAGGAGCATTTACTGATAGAGGTGCTGGAGGAAAATTTTTAAATGATTCTTATGCGACTTGCACCATTACAGTTACAGATTATTCAAACATAGCTACTGATTCAACGATTGTTTTAATGACAAGTGCTGGAGTTGAAGTTACATTTACTTGTCAAGGAGCTGGTACAGGAACCCCTGCTACCGATAAATTTTTTCACAACGAATCTAATGATACGACAGCAGATAATATTTTTACTTGCATCAATGCCAATGCTAATTTTTCAGCAGTTAACCCAGCAGCAAATGTAGTAACTGTTACTAGGGCAGTAGTAGGGAATGATAATCTTACTGTTACTTCTTCAGATACGACTAGAATGGCTGTTACTGATTTTACTGGTGGTGTTCCATTATCAGGAACGGCAACAGACTATTTTACTTTTACCCAATTTGGAGATTATATTATTGTGAGTAATGGAGTAGATGCACCCCAATATTATTTAATGGGAACTTCAACAAACTTTGCTAATCTTTCAGCGATTGCTACCGATGGAACCCCACCTCTATTTAGAGTATCAGGAGTGATTAGAGATTTTTTAGTAACAGGAAATATTAGTGGTGCAACGAACAGGGTTCGATGGTCAGGTATTAATGATATTTCGACTTGGACAGCAGGATCAAAACAAGCCGATAGTCAAGACCTTCCAGGTTCAGGCGGACAAATTGTAGCTATTACTTCTGGTGAATATGGTTATATTTTTAGACAAAATGAAATAGTACGTTTAGACTATGTGGGCGGAACAACCATATTTAGATTTTCGGTGGTTTCTCCTAACAGGGGTGCAGTCTATGGTAAAACAGTTTGCCAAGACAACCGAAGGGTTTTCTTTTATGCCGATGATGGTTTCTTTGAAGTACAAGGCGATACAATTAAACCGATTGGAGCTGAAAAAGTTAATCGTTTTTTTGATGTAGATTTAGACAAAGCCTATTCCGACAGAATTGTGTCTGCTGTTGATCCTTTTAATCAATTAGCCATTTGGCTTTATCCTAGTTCTGATAATACCGCTAATACTACAGGTGTTTGTGATAAACTTTTAATTTATAATTATGTAACTGAAAAATGGTCTTTTGCTAAAGCAACGGCTAGTGCCATTTTTTCTCAATTCGTTGGAGCTTATACCGTTGAAACAATGGATTTAATATCCTCAAACTTGGATAATATTAATATTGCTTTAGATACGGCTTTTTGGTCAGGTGGACAAATATATTTAGGTGCGATTGATGGAGATTATAAAGCGGCTATCTTTTCTGGTAATGGTAATGATTCAGAAATAGAAACAAGTGAAATTGAGTTGTTTCCTGGACTAAGATCAGATATAACGGAAGTTAGACCCATTGTAGATGCAACGGCAACCGTTGCCATTACAACAAGGGAACGATTAGCAGACGATGCTAGTACATCTTCTTATAGCTCAATGGTAACCAGTGGCACAGTTCCAGTAAGACAATCAGGAAGATACATTAGGGCGAATGTTAAAATTGCGGCAGGTTCAACTTGGACTCATGCACAAGGTGTTGATTTTATTGCATCAAGGGCAGGACAAAGATAATGGCAAAAGATATAAATATTGATAATGTTCGATATAGCATGGAACACCAAGAGTATTTTCAACGACAGTTGGAAGTGGTGGTTAATGCTTTAGTTAATCAAAGCAACGATGAAAATGCTAAAGCGTTTGCATGGTTTATGAATATGGGAAATAAAAATTTATCCAGTTGGAATATTACCAATTCTGGAAAAGCATTAGTGATGGGATTTTAAATTAAATGGCAACAAACATAAAAGATTATTCAACAACCCAAGCTAGTAACACATCGTTAAATACGATTAATGTTGGCGAAGGGATGCTTCCTAGTAATTTGAATAATGCCATCAGAGCATTAATGAAAAATACTAGAGATTGGTTTAACGATGCTCAATGGATTGAATATGGAGATGGTTCAGGTTCTTATACGGCAACGTATGTTTCAGGAACGGCTTTCACTATTGATGGTGTTGATGTAACTGCGGTTTATCATGCCAAACGTAGAATCCAAATTGTTGATACGGCTGCAACTTTATATGGTACTATTGCCAGCACTTCCTTTTCTACCAACACTACCGTTAATGTTACTTGGGATTCAGGTAGCTTAACTTCAGGTGCACTCACTTCTGTTTATTTAGGTGTTTTAACAAATACGAATGATTCTATTCCAACAGGAATTGATGCAGCTAAATTAGCAGACGGAACGGTTAGCGATACAGAATTACAATATATTAATAGTGTTTCTTCAAATGTTCAAACTCAATTAGATGCTAAAATTGCGACTAGTGCAAACCTAACGGACATTGCCGCTTTAGCAAATACTAATAGTAATTTTATTGTAGGTGATGGTTCAAACTTTGTAGCGGAAACAGGATCAACAGCTAGAACGTCTTTAGGATTAGGTTCGGTTGCAACTCAAGCCTCTAATAGTATTGCTATTACAGGTGGTTCGATTACAGGAATGTCAGCTCCTAGTTCTGGTTCAGACGTAACAACCAAAACTTACGTTGATGATTTGGTTAGCGGATTAAAAACAAGAATTATTTGTAGAGTGGCAACGACTGCCGCTATAACTTTATCATCCGATCTTCAAAATGGAGATACCTTAGACGGAATAACTTTGGCCACTGATGATAGGGTATTGGTTAAAAATCAATCAACTGATACTGAAAATGGAATTTATTTAGTTGTTGCTTCAGGTGCAGCTTCAAGAGATCCAGAATATGATACTGTTGCTGAATTGGCTGGACAACTTCAATTAATAAAACAAGGAACAACTAATGAAGACAGTATGTGGCTGTGTACTACCGACAGTGGTTCGATTGGATCAGCTTCCATTACTTATTCACAGGTTTTTCCAACATCAGGTGGAACGGTAACATCGGTAGCTGTTTCGGATGCAGGATCAAGCGAATTTACTGTATCAGGATCACCTATTACTGCGGCTGGAACAATTACATTGGCGGTAAATAGTATTGCCGCAACAAAAATTGCAGATGGTTCTGTAACGGATGCAGAATTTCAATATATTAATAGTTTAAGTTCAAATGCTCAAACACAAATAGATACCAAAGGAACGATGTCTAGCTTTACATTAGCTGGAACGTCTGGTTCTGGACAAGCTATTGTCGATGGTAATACCGCAACAATCGCTGCTGGTAATGGAATAACAACGACAGGTGCGGCAACCGATACGGTTACTGTCGCTGCTAATCCAGCGATGACCCCTTATATTTCAAGTACAGGAAAAACATTGGTATTTGGATTTTAAGTATGATATTTAATTTTAAATCAATAGGAGGAAAACATGGCAAGTGAAGTAATGGCAGTAAGCCTAACTAAAGAACTTTCGAACAGTGAAGTAGATTTACTTACGGTAGCATCTGGACACACTTATACGATACTTAATATATCTATTTGTGAAACGGCTGGTGCGGCTGAAACTTTCGATCTTTATGTTAGAGATGATGCTGGTGCAAACGATTATGAGATTTATTCAGATCAAGCATTAGGAGCTAATGAAACTTTTGAACATACGTCAAGAATTGTTCTAATGACAACTGATGTACTTTCAGCAAAATTAGGAAGTACAGGAGATGTGGATGTTGTTATCAGTTATTTAGATCAAACATTATAATAGGAGATAATAAAATTTATGAGTGGCATAATAGGAAGTAAACTCAATATCAGAGGCTCTGGTCGTATAGCCACACTTGGCACAGACGGACAGGTCTTAACAAGTTCTGGTGCTGGAGTGGCGGCAGCTTTTGAAGATGCGGCTGGCGGTGGATTAGATTGGCAAGCCGTAGAAACAGGATCAACTATGACTGCTGTTGCTGGAGAAGGATATTGGATTGATACAACATCCAATGCTTGCACAATTACTTTACCTAGTTCAGCTAGTAATGGCGATGAAATTATGTTTGCCGACTATGCTAGAAACTGGGGAACGAATGGTATTGTTATAGATTCAAATGGTTTGAATTATCAAAGTAAAGATGACACTTTTGATATAGAATACGGAACCGATGGTCAAGCTCTCCATATTGTTTATTCTGATGCAACTAATGGATGGATTCCAGTTCTTGATAAAACTGTTGCTTATGTACCTAGTAAAACATATCCAAATGATAACGGAATATTTGCTTATGGTGAAGCTGGTAGTGCTACTAATGTAAGCAATTTAGTATCCAATACAGGAGTGATGGCTACGGATGTTACAGGAGTTGGTACTGCTAGATACGCTTGTGAGGGAACAGAATTCACCGATAAAGGAATATTTGGTTTTGGTAGCACTGGTAGTGATGTTTCAATGACTAATTTAGTATCTAATACTGGCGTTGTTGCAACGGATACAACTGGCGTAGGAACTGCTAGGAAAGAGTTAGCAGCATTAAATTATGGCGGCGATAAAGGAATATTTGGTTTTGGTAATGATGGTGGTAGTTATGTTTCAATAACTAATCTAGTTTCTAATACTGGTGTTGTAGCAACTGACCAATCCGCAACTACTGGAAGTGGTAGAGCAAACCTAGCTGGATGTGAATACGGTGATACCAAAGGCATCTTTGGTTTTGGATATAATCCATCAGCTAGTTATAATGATATAACCAATTTAGTTTCTGACACTGGAGTCGTAGCAACCGATCTTTCTGGTGTTGGAACTGATAGAGGTCATATAGGGGCATGTAGTTATGGTGGCGATAAAGGAATCTTTGGTTTTGGTTATCCAAATGATATACCTGGTGATAATGTAACCAATTTAGTATCTAATACTGGCGTTGTTGGAAGTGATGTTACAGGAGTTGGAACAGCTAGACATGCTTTATCAGCATGTGAATATGGTCAGGACAAAGGTATCTTTGGTTTTGGTCATAATGGTAGTTCTACTCTTTCAATGACTAATTTAGTATCTAATACTGGTGTCGTAGCGACAGATGTTACAGGCGTAGGAACCGCTAGGTCTAGTCCAGGATCATGTTCTTACAATTAAAAAATTATGGCACAGAAATTTAACACAGAATTTAATTACAGATACCAAGTCATAGGAGATACGCCTTGGGAAAGAATTAAAACATTAAAAGGATTCCTTGAAGGCAGAATAAGAGCAGGGGTTCTTGAAGAAGCTGGTAAATTAAAATATCAAGCAAAACTTTCAAAATTAAACCATCTCCTAAATGGTGGAAAAGGTTTAGAACATGAAATTTTACAACTTAAAGCTGAAATTATAGAAACGGAAAGTTTCCATAAATCTCTAAAAGAAGGGTATGAACTTAACCAAGTTGAAATTAAAATTCTAAAAAAACTGTTAAAGGAGCTTTATGTTATTGCAGAACCTACAAGGATTAAAGGTTATACCGATGAAGAAATGTTTGAAGCAAATGCCGCAAACGAATTTACGGTTAATATGGGTAGAGAAATCCAGTCTGAAATGATTGCCAATGGTAGACCATCGGCAGCTAGAATTCGTAACGCCATGAGTAATCCTTACACTTGGAACGCATTAAAACAAATAGGATTAATACCTAAACAAACAAAAATATTGGAAGGCAATGTAAATCCACAATTAAAAATAGAATTAAAAGGAGTCGAAGATGAAGTTATATAAAATAGAAGCAAGTAACGGAAAAGCATTTTTTGGCACACCAGAAAACCGTATTGAAAGAGATGTTATAATAATAGCACAAACACCAAGTTGTGATGCTTTCCTGTTTTTATCTAAAGACACTTTTGATGAAAATGAACCAGAACTACAAAATTCTGTTCCAATAGGATTTGATTTTACCTATTGTCAAGAATGGGGTTTAACCGTTGACGCTGATGTAGTCGATAGAGTTATTATAGATTTAAGAAAAAAAGATTATCCAATTTGGCAAGACCAATTAGATGACATTTATCACAATGGAATTGATGCTTGGAAAGCTACGATTAAAGTAACTAAAGACAAATATCCAAAGAGATAATATTGTGAATGAAAACAAGAATTGAATCGTTAAGCAAACATTACGAATCAAAAATCTTGGAAGCTGACGAAAATATTAAACTTCTTTTAAATACCACAACCATATTGCCAGACCACACAGATATTAATAAGGAGCTGGACAAATGGATAGAAATTAAAGGCAGTAATTTCAGCAAGTTACAGCATATTTTAAGTTACTTGCCTCCTAAACTTAAAACAGAAAATAAAGATGGCAAATAATTACAAATTTACAGGCGTTGCTTTAGCCACTGTTAGTCAAACTGCTCTATTAACGGCAGCTAGTGGTGAAAATATTATTATTAAATCTATTAGAGTAACCAATAATACTGCTAATAATCCAACTATTACTCTAGCTGTTACCGATACTTCGGCTTCTACTACCTATACTATTTTAAATACATACCGCTTAACCTCTAATACTTCTGAGGAATTGTTAGAAGAACCTGTGGTTTTGGAAACAACGGACATTTTAAAAGCTACCATGAGTTCAACGGATTCAACAACGGTTGCTTTAAGCTATTTGGTAATTACGTAGTTGTATTAGTTTCAAAAGTGTTGTATTTATGGAATTAGTCAGAATACCCACAAAAGAACTTGATAAGGTATGGGGATTAATTGAAAAAGATATTAGAAAAGCCCTACTTTTTTCAGGTCAACTTTCAGATTCAGCGTTTGTTTTAAAGACAGCCAAGGAAGGTAAATTTCAGATTTGGATTCTTTGGGATAAAGTTCAAAAAACAAGTGTCGAAAAATATTTCGGTGTTGTCATTACTGAGATAGTAGAAAAACCGCTAGGAAAAGTCTGCCACATCTATATGATGACTGGCAGACAAAGACATAAGTGGCAATATTTAATTAAAGATATTGAAAAGTTTGCACAAGAAGAAAAATGTTCAGTTATGGAATTAATAGCAAGACCAGGATGGCAAAAAATTTTAAATCAATTCGGTTACAAACGAACCCATGTGGTTTTAGAAAAACAAATCAAACAGGAGATAAAAGATAAATGAGTTTTTTAGGAGGAGGATCAGGCGGAGGCGGAGGCCAAACACAGGTTGTTAACAGAGACCCTTGGAGTCCAGCTCAACCAGCATTACAACAAATCATTTCAGAAGCAGGTAAAGTTTATGGAGGTGGCGTAGGACAATACGTTGCTCCCACTGCACAAACTTTAACTGGCCTATCCCAACAGGAAGCGGATGCGGCAGCAGCCAGATCACAACTTCAATCCACACTGGCTGGTGGCTATGTCAATCCTTATCTTAATCCCTTAATTCAACAAGCGGCAGGGGATGTTTATACCAATGTGGCTTCACAATTTTCTGGAGCTGGAAGAACACCAGGTTCACCAGTTTCTCAACAACAAGTGGCAACTCAAACGGCTTTAGCGGCTTTGCCTTACGCCTTTCAAAATGTAAATACTGAAAGGGCTAGACAATTACAAGTGGCTCAACAAGCTCCAACTTTATTACAAACAGGACAAGGACTGGAAGCCTTAACTAGACAAGCTCAAATGGCTCCCTTTCAAAATCTACAGGCGTATGGATCACTT